TAGCCCAGGACGCCGGGGTCGAGAGGAAGCAGTGGATGGCCAACGTGGGATCCAATCGGACCCGGGCCTGGCATAAGAAGGCCAATGGGCAAATCGTGTCGATCGACCAGCCCTTCGTCGTGCGCAACTGCCAAGGGGCCGAGCAGAAGCTGATGATCCCGGGCGACTACTCGATGGGCGCGACCGGCGACAACACCATCAACTGCCGGTGCGCGGTGCGCTACCTCAAGCCCGAGGTCACCCAGCCCACCCGCCTCGACCAACACGGCACGGACGCGACGACCTCAGCGCCGTCCCCGATCGTCGCCACTTCCGCCTAGACCGTTCCCCCGCGCGCATAGCACAACCCATCGGGGCCCTGCGGGGCCCTTTCCTTTTCTTGAGGACCCCTGACTCGAAGGACGGTGAGATATGCCGAGCCCCGGCAGTTACGAGTGGCTGCGCGATGAGATCACGGAGGAGATCCAGGAAGAGCGCCCGGGCCTAGACTTCTGGATCGAGGAGACCTTCCCCGACCACGTCATCATCCGCACCTTCCCCGACGGCGACTACTACAGGGTCGCCTATACCTCCCACCCCGCGGCCGAAGGCGCCCAGACCGAGGACCTGACCCTGGGCGAATGGACCGAACTTATCCAGCGGTGGGTGCCGGTAGAGAAAGCCATCCGGCTCCTGGTACCGGTGCAGAAGGCGGGGCCCGGGCCGCGGCGCATCAGCCTGGGCGTGGTGCTCGAACCGGATACCACCGATCTGCAGGGCGACGTCATGAAGGCCGAGGATATCGAACTCTCGGCACACGCCTGGATGGAGCATTCCCAGCTGGGCGGCGAGCAGCACGCCGACATCGTCAAGGGCGCCCGGGTGGTGGAGTCCTACATCGCCCCTTGTGACTTCGTGGTGAAGTGCGCGGACGGCACGGAGGAGGCCGTTCTTAAGGGCTCCTGGGTGCTGGGAATGCGCTGGCCCGAGAAGGTCTGGAAGCGGATTGAATCCGGGGAACTCACCGGCTACTCGGTGGGCGGCCGCGGCGTGCGCATCCCCATAGCGGAGGAGGGCCGCGATGGCCAAGAGTAGGCTCACGATGCTCGACGTCGACGAGGTCTCGGCCGTGGACAAGGCGGCCAACGGTAAGCGGTTCCTGATCCTCAAAGGCGCCGACGCTCCCACCAAAACCGAGGCGGCCCTCCCCGGCGTGGTGGCCAAGGACTCCAAGCCCGGCGGCCTGTCCTGGATCCGCGAGGCATTAAGGAAAGCGGCCGGGCTCTCCGGCCCAACAACGGAGGTTGATGAGATGACGGCCGAAGAAATCAAGAAAGCAGTCGGCGAGGCGATGGACGAGGTACTCGTGCCCATCCAGAAACGCCTCGAGGCCCTGGAAGCAGCCGCGGCCCAGGAACCACCCGCGGCCACGCAAAAAGAGGTCAGCAAAGGAGCCGATGAGGACGACCCGGCAGTGACCGCGGAAGTGGTCACCAAGGCCCTCCAGGACGCGCTCGCCACCGCCCTGGCCCCGATACAGCAACGGATCTCCGTGCTTGAGAGCGTGGCCGGCCAACGTCAGTCTGGCATCCCGCCTGCAGCCGGTGAAGTCAAGAAGTCCATGTGGGCCGGCGTGATCTAAGCCGCCCCCCGGTCTCGGGATGACCTAAAACTCGCTCCCCTCCACCCAGTTACTTCCCTTCCCTAGTCCCCACAATCCAGCGTTGGCACGAGCCCCTGGAGTGGGGGCTCCCGCTTTCGCCTGGACTTTTTCAGCAATCCCCGTACCTCGGCGAAAGTGAGGTCCCCTGATGGATCCCCGTGACGCAATACAGAAGATGGACACCGGCGACCTGAATGCTGGTGGTCTACTCCTGCCCGAACAGGTCAAGACCTTCTACCAGATGGTCTTCGACATCGCTCCCTTCAGCCAGCTGTGCCGCAAGCTGCGCATGACCGCCAAGGTCGGGGAAGTCGACAAGATCGCCATCGGCAGCCGGATTCTCCGCGGCAAGACGGAAGTCACCGGCCCGGAGTCCTACCGCGCGAGCACCAGCTTTGGCAAGGTGGACTACACCTGCGCACGCCTGTGCCTGCCCTGGGAAGTCTCGGAGGACGCCTATCACGATAACATCGAGGGCCAGGGCCTCGAGGATCGGATCATGGGCATGATGACGACCCAGCTGGGCCTCGACCTCGAGGACCTGCACTGGAACTCCGACCCGGCCGACGTGTCGGCCGACAAGGACTTCCTGAACCTCAACACCGGCTGGCTCAAGCAGATCACTAGCGGCGGCCACGTGGTCGACGGCTCCCTGATCAACGGCGGGGCCTTCTGCAAAGACCACCTCTTCAACGCCTACAAGGCCATGCCGGCCAAGTATTTCCGGACCGGCAACGTCAAGTGGATGATGAACCAGGCCACCAAGATCGCCTGGGTCGAGATGATCTCCAGCCGCGCAACTGGCGCCGGCGACCTGGCTCTGCTGGGCACCGACGTGGCGCAGAAGCCGCTGGGCCTCGACATTGTCTATTGCCCGTCCCTGCCGGACGGCGCGGTCGTCCTGGGTGACCCCCAGAACTTCATCATCGTGTCGACCTGGGACGTGCGGATTCGCAAGGCGGCCGAAGGCAAGGACGCGGTCCTCAATGACATGAGGTACTACGCCTGCTTCCTCGATGACGACCCGGTCATCCAGGAACTGAACGGCACCGTGCTGCTTAAGAACGTGGTCCTGCCGTTCTAGGCAGCTCCCCTCTCGAAGCTTAGCGGGGGGCGCACCGTGTTCGCCGTCCCCCGGTCCCTTCTCCATCTCGCGCAAAGGAGGCAATCCCGTGACGCTGTCCAAAGCGGCGCAGGCGGAAAGAGACCGCCGCACCTCCCAAGCGGCAGTCGTTCAAGCGGCCGCCGCCCAAGAGCCAACCGAACCCGAACCTGAGTCGGTCCCCGATGCCGTGGAGTTCGCGCCCCTCTTCGCCGAGGGCCGGGTCCTAGCGGAGGGCGCAGCTGAAGCTCTCGCCGAACCTGAAGCCGGCGCGGATCTGGCCGACTTCGTCACGCTGTTCGGCCCGGTCAGCTATGGCCCGGTCAAAGTCAACGGCCAGGTGAGGAGAGTTGGAGCCGGAGCGCCGATCCGGGTGACCGACCCCAAAGAGCGAGAGGCCTTGCTGGCCATGTACTGCTTCCGGCCCACCACTGCCCTCGACTTTGCCCCGCCTTATTCGGGGCCGATAACGACCGCCCAACTCCGTGGCGGAGGGGCGCGGGATCCCGAGCAAATCTAGGCTCGCCCGGCGAGGCGGGCAACAAGAAGGAGTCAACATGCCGAAACTAGACCTCATTCCCTCGGGGTCCGTGGGGACGCCCGAATTCCAGAGCGTCATCGACGCCCTGGTTCTGCAGGCCCTGGCCACCACCCAGCAGAAGGCCATCAGGCTGGTGGCGGTTCCCGCCACGGCCGCATCCAGTGCGGCTGCTCTCACCGCAGCCGTGGCTCATTCGTTCCACAAGACCATCAAGCTGCAGTTCCAGGATGCCGAGGGCAACGTCCACACCTGGATTAACGACGCTGGCGGTTTGATCATCCTGACAGCCGTTGAGGGCGCGACCGACCCGCAAATCGGCGCCCCAACCCTGGGCGACTCCACCCCGGCTGTCGTAGACGGCGTGGCGACCGTTGTCCTCACTTACGACACTGACGGCGCTCCTGGTGCCGCGACGAAGACCTACGCCGAAGACGACACGGTCGGTTTCACCACGGTGTGCGCCCAGATCCTGGGCATCGCCCCCGACGTCTCGGGCGCGGACTTCACCGACACCTGCGTCGCCTAAGGAGGATGCCGTGGCCCCAGAGCCAGCCCCCGCTAGCAAGCTCGTCGTCCTCAAGTTGACGGACATGAAGGCCTCTTCTTCGCTGGCCGAGGTTCAGGCTCTGACGGAGGATACGCTGCCGCCGCTGGAGGCGGTCGGGATTGACCTCCTTGAGGCCGAACTCGGCCGCCAGATCACCCTGGACAGCGCGAACAAGCTCGTGCGTCTCCAAGGGAGCGGCATGGCCATCGTGCCGCTCCCGGAACGCCTCG